AGGGCTTGCCCGCCATCGCCGAGGAAGCCCATGAGTCGCAAAATTGAGAACTCACACAATGGCCCTCTTTGGCGTCTGCCGCTTTGCCTGTTTGGCGTTCTGCGTCTTGGAGCTACAAACCAGCGGGCTATGGCATCAAAACGCGCTATAAGTCAAAATCGCCAGATGGAAAATCCCTCTCACACTTGATAATATGATAGAGCACAGCTTAACTGAGTGGGCGCAGAGTCTAGGGATGGACCGGAAGACCATCACCGCCAGCCTCTCCAAAGCCGGGATAGTCCACGAACCAGGCAAGCCGCTGACGGCGATGCAGATCAAGACCGCAATCCTTGGGGATGAGAAAGCGGAGAAGGTCCGCAACCTTCGGCTAGACGCCGACTTGAAGCAGTTGGAGAAGGACAAGGCGGAAGCAAGACTCTATGAGCCAGAACTGGTCCGCGAGATGGTAGACAAGGTGGGTCAGCACTGTCGGCAGGCGTTGCTACAGGCGCGGGCGGAACTGCCGGCGCGGTGCAACCCGATAGCGCCGAAGACTGCGCTGAAGGCTATTGACCAGTGGCTAGACCGTTTTTGGCCTGAGATTCGGAAGGCGATAGCGGAAAGCGTAGAACTATTGCAGCGCCCCTCCGACACTGCGACCGAAGGTCCCGCCCGATGACCCCAACCCAACAACGCCGAAGCGTAGCGGAGATGCTCTACAAGCACTTCGCTGACCCGTTCAGGGGCAGCGTAAGCGACTGGTGCGTTGCCAACGTGATATTTGACGAGCCTGGAAACCGTGGCCCGTTCTCGCTGGCTGGTAGGGAATACGTGCGCGAGGCACTGGACGATTGGGGCGACACCGACATAAACGATTGCGTGGAGGTATTCGGAAGCCAGACTGGCAAGACCGCTAAGAACATGGCTGGCGCCGCGTGGTCGCTGGCGAATGACCCATGCGGCATGATATGGGCGATGCCGTCTGAGCGCTTGGCGCAGAGCTTCAGCGAGACCCGATGGCAGACCATGCTTCGCGCCTCCCCTGCCATAGCGTGCATGATACCCGAAGGGGCAGAGCGGCACAGCTTCAAGAATCTGGAGCAGCGCATAGGAGCAAGCCTGCTGAACTTCGTAGGCTCTAACAGCCCGTCCAACCTAGCCAGCCGTCCGGCCCGCAAGTTGGTGCTAGACGAGGTGGACAAGTTTGACGAAGGGACGGAGCGCGAGGCGGATGCGGTGACATTGCTGGAGCAGCGCACGAAGGCGCAGCCTTACCCGTTCAGGGTCAAGACATCGACGCCGACGATCATCGAAGGGCTAATCTGGCAGGAGTTTCTTAAGGGAGACCAGCGCCGATACTTCCTGCCCTGCCCGCACTGCGGCAAGGAGATATTGCTGGTATGGTCGGAGAACTTTACGGCATTACCAAAACAAGGATGCGAAAGCTATGTTACATGGGACAAAGAAGCGAAGAAAGACGGCAAGTGGGATTTGGATCGTGTTTTGGCTACCGCCCACGTCGAATGTTGCCACTGCAAAAGCACCATCACTGACTCAGACAAGCCGGCGATGGTTGCGAAAGGGATTTGGCGTGCGACAGCTAAAGCGGTTCTGGGCTTCCGTTCGCGCCAACTATCCAGCCTCTATGCATGTTCACCAGAGACAACCTTTGGGAAACTAGCGGTCAAGTTCCTGCAATCGGTGAATAGCCTGACCGGAGTGCAGGGATTCATCAACGGAGACCTGGCGGAGCCATACGTAGGGCAGGACCAGACGCAGCGGAGAACAGAGCGCATCGAAGTCTCAACGCCAATCGATGGGTGGCGCAAGATTATCTGCGCCGACTTCCATCAGAACGCGCCTTACATCTGGTGGGCTGCGCGGGCGTGGAACGGTGGCAACTCGCACGGAATAGAGGCTGGCAGTTGCTACCAGTTTGAGGAACTGCGGGCGATACAGGAGCGGTTGGTGGTCAACGACGTAGACGTTGCAATCGACTCAGGCTACAACCCGTCCGAAGTATTCGCAGCCTGCTTAGAATACGGGACGCAAATAGAGCGCCCCGGCCAGTGCCCGCTGCACTTCGGATGGATGCCGACACGCGGCGTAGACGGAGACAAAGACTTTTATGACCGCGCAACCAAGTCCAAGCGCAAATGGATGGTCGAAGAGCGCGACCCGCACGCCGGCAAGTCTGGCGCGGGGCAGATAGCGATTGAGCGGCTCATGTTCGCCGCTGAGTTCTACGAAGACATCCTGGCTGCACTCCGCAAGGGCAAGGGCGAGTTTAAGTGGTCAGTGTCGGAGGCGATGAATACGTCCGACTACTGGAAGCACATGGACGGGCACAAGAAGGTGCAGCAGGGTCGCAAGTGGACATGGATGCCACGGCACCGCTACTGGCCGGATCACTTGCTAGACTGCGAGAAACAACAGGTCGCAATCGCCAACTTCCTGCAACTATACATGTTGGACTTGGAACAGAAGGAGAGCGCATGACATCTTGGGAGGTTAACGCATACGACCACAAGAAATTGGTGCTGTTTATTGGCGGGATTTGGTCCGAGAAGCGTTTAACTATTACTGGAGACCCAGACGAAATAATTGCCAATGACAAAACCCATGATTACATCTATGAAAGAACAACCCCGAACGTTTACAGGCTGAAATATAAGCGCCCGAGCAATCCTTGATTCTATGCTTAGAAAGCCATTGTGTTGCCACAAAGACATTGCCGAGCATCTCGGGGCAATGTTCACGCCAGACCATGTGCGAAAACTGATGCGGAGAAGGCAATTTCGGAAGTGCCGCATTCGGTGTCGCACCAATCCCATCGCCTACAACACGGCGCAGTTGGAGGAGGAATTCGCCCGCGAGAATCTTCCGGTGTAGCATTACGACACAAATCGGATAGGTTGGGACACAATCGCACACAAGGGGCGGTTGTGTCTTTTGCTTTTATGGCGTCTAAATCGGGTGTATGCGAAGACCACATATCCTATCGGAGAAAGAGCATCCAGACACAAAACCAATCGGCGTAATCTATGAGGGAGACAAGCGAATGCCATCGCTTTGCTTTGACTACCCAGGCGAGATAGAATCGCTGTTCAATGACGCGGAGGTTCGTGCCTTGCTGGATGAGTTTATCATGAAGCAGGCAATGCGATACTTGGCGCAATGCGCCAATCGCATACTATCCGAAATAGTCGAGGCCGAAAACCCAAGACACCGCGCCATTGTGATCGCATGGTCAGTCGGGCTTCGGTTCCCCGGCATTTCCACGGAAGGTGACGTTCTATTGCTCACCAATCGGAGCCACGCATGGCTGCACGGAGAGCGCAAGAGGGTTCTTAAAATGCTCGAAATCTAGTCATTAACTGACACTCGAAACCGCGACTTTCTTAGGAGAGTCGCGGTTTTTTTGTCATTTCGTGACTGTGCGGGGAAGTAGTGATGGCACTACGCACACTGCGAACTAACGGGGGCTTGCCCTGCCCATCCTAATGGCGCAGCTATCTTCACTCCTAAAGCGCGGCATACTGGACGAACTCTGGTATTCTGCTAAGTCAGCGGGTGTAGGTTTAGAGGATGCCATTCGCGCCTTCAAGTCATCCCGCTACGAGGACATCAAAGGCGGGCACGTTCTCCTAAACACCAGCGGAGGCGGCTACAGCGCGTCCTTCGACTTTCGGGGCATGACCCCGGCAGACTGCTTCGAGCTTGGGCAGCTCTACGTTGAGGTTCTGGCAACAGTCGTTGCCGATGGAGCTTCCGATGACGTAGCCGCCTACTCTGCCATGCTGGCAGATTCAAGGCTCAACGGCGCGGGCGCAACCTACGCCGACTTTTCAAACTTCACATGCTAGCCCGTCTCAAGAATGCCATGCTGGCGCTCGCTGGCTACCACCTGACAGAGTGGACACCGCACCGCAACGTGCGAGTGCAGCAGAGCCAGTCGGCAAAGATGGACATCCCGTCTGCTACCCGATTGCAGCTCTTGGGGTGGTCCCGCGAGATGGAGCGCAAAGACCCAATTTTCAACGCTTTCTTAGACCTCTGCGAGCGTTACGTGGTCGGTCCCACGGGCATCCGCATCGTGAGCGGCAGCACAGACGCAACTTACTCCGAAAGGTCTAACCTTGAGTGGGACATCTGGCAACCGATGTGCGATGTCTCCAGCCGCTTCTCATTCGGCCAACGCCAAGGGCTGATTGAGCGCGAGGTGGAGGTAGCCGGGGAAATCTTCATTTACAAGACCTACGGGAGCAGCAAGCGCCCGCGCATCCAGCTAATCGAATCGGAAAACGTAGGCACGCCGCCCAAGCTGGCCAACGACCCTGACGTTGTTGACGGAGTTCGCCTGGACGAGAACGACAGACCTGTTGAATACTTCGTAAAGCAGCGGGACAACTCCTACAAGCCCATCTCGGCAGACTCAATCATCCACATCGTTGAACCGTCGAGGGTGGGTCAGGTTCGCGGACTTCCCATCATCTATCCCGTCCTCGCCGACATGGTTGACCTGCGCGAGTCGCTTGAGCTTGAGCTAATCGCGCACAAGGACGGCGCTGAGGTTTCCAAGTTCATCACCAACTCAGCCGGCGAAGCATCTGCTGTGGAACTGCGCCGAACAGTCACCAGCAAGACGCAGCAGAAGCCAGACGGCACATCGCAAACCGAAAAGCGCAGCACCTACTACGAGGACAAGCTTGGCGGTAAGACTGTCTACGGATTCCACGGTGACACGATGACGCAGTTTAACAACCAGCGTCCAGCGGAAGCCGTGCAAAAGTTTTGGGACTTCGTGAGCGCCCGCATCGCGGCGGGAATGGGGCTGCCCATTGAAATCATGATAATGCGTTCGCTGCAAGGGACCATGACCCGAGCAGCACTGGACATGGCTAACGGATTCTTCCGGTGCCGCAGCGCTGCCCGAGCCGAGTCCTTCAATCAGGTTTGGAACCATGTTATGGCCGGTAGCGTTAACCTGGGCGGAAGGTCGGCCCCTAACGACTGGCGCAAGATTCGCTATACCCCGCCACGGTCCATCAATGTTGACGTTGGCCGCAACTCGTCTGCGCTTATCGCTGAGTGGCAGGCTGGGTTCCGCACGCTGGAAAACATCGCCGCCGAGATGGGCCACGACTGGAAGGACATACTTCGCCAGCGTGCAGCCGAACTTCGCTTCGCTAGGGAGCTGGAAGGAACAGACCTCCCGCCTGGCTCACTGCTCCAGATGCAACCCGAACCAATGCCGCAACCCGCAACACCATGAAGCCGCACAGCACATCTAAAAAAAACAATTGGCTTACAGTAGTAAACTACTTCGACAGCGGCAGTCCAGTTGAGTTGCTGATTCAAGGCCCAATCGGCAAAAGCTGGTGGGACGAAAGCGGCACCGACGAAAAGGAGTTCACGAATGCACTCAATGAGATCCCCGAAGGTAAGCAAATCGTCGTTGGTATTAACTCGGAGGGTGGCTCCGTTAAAGACGGCCTTGGGATCTACCATGCCCTGCGTAGACGGGGAGACTCGGTTACTACCAGAGTGGACGGTTACGCAGTTTCGATTGCCAGTGTCATCGCGCTTGCTGGGTCCAAGCGTCAAAGCCCGGAGTCAAGTATTTGGATGATCCATGAGCCGTGGTCGATGTGTTCCGGTTCATCGGAAGACATGCGCCGCGAGGCCGCAGCGTTGGACGCGCATGCGGACGCAATCGTTGCTGTCTATACGGAGCGCACCACTCTGACCGCAGACCAAGCCCGCGAGAAGATGAAGGCGGAAACGTGGTTCCGTGGTGGCGAGGCTGTGACAATGGGTTTCGCTACGGAGACCACCACCGGGAACGTCGTGGTCAATGCGCTGGACGCTACCAAATACCGCAACGCGCCGAAATACATACTCAAGATTTTAGCAGCCGCACCGGGGAACCAAATAACGCCGAGCCAGGCTGGAGCTGCTCCGGTCTCGCAAAGCACTACTCCCGCAGTTGCGGCTACTATTTCCGCCGTCCGTGTGGACGGTGGCAACGCTGGCCCCGCCGCCAGCAATTCAACACAACCAACACATACTATGCCTGACACCACCATCCCGGCGGCGGTTAACCCGCCTGCCTCCGCGCCTGCTGCGGCTACTCAGCCTCAGACCACTCAGACCGCGAACAGCAACGACGCGATTGCAAACCTCACCGCTATGGTTGCCAGCCTAACGGCCACCATAAACGCCATCAGCAACCCGCCCGTTGCGCAGCCCCGAGTCAGCGTTACACGCGAGGGCCTAAATGACCTGCTTGCGACTAAGAAAAACGCTCGTGAGCGTTTCGAGTTTCTGCGCGACAACTGGTCACAGCTCAAGCGGTCTGGTTATCCAACCGTCATCGAGAACGCAAACACTGACACTGCGGCGGGAGCACTCACCCCGGCTATTTTGTCCAGTGGCTTCGCAACGATCCTGCAACATCGCCTGGCACCGCTTAACGCCTTCGCCCGCAACTTCAGCGATAACGCCGTTGGCCGCAGGAACGTAATCGAAGTTCCGTTTACCACCGCTGGCGGAACGGCGCAGAGCAACCCAACCTCGTTTGAGGACACGACGAACTTTGTAAACAGCGTCGATGATGTGGCCATTACACCGGCGCACATTACTGCCGGCGGCCACATCACGCTCGCGGAGCGCGAGAACGGTTGGATGATGGCTTGGTGGGTGGAGCAGAAGGCGGCTGAGATGGCCGACAAGATTCAGACCATCGTCAATGCCGTCATCACCACTGCGAACTTCGGCACGACCCCCGGCGCTACGGGCGCTGGCGCCCCGCTGGTTTCGTCTTCGGATGCCTTCGGCGCTTCCGACCTCCGCAAGCTGTGGGGCTACCTGAAGAAGTCCGCGATCAAGAACCTGATTCTTGACGGCGAGTATTACGCGCAGTTCCTTCCCTCTGACGCAAACTCGTTCAATCCTTTGGTGACAAACAGTTACCCTGGTTGGGATGGGTTTTTCTGTAACACCAACTGGACCGGGGCTACAACGAACGTGGTAGGCATCGCCCTTAACCCGCAGGCTATCGCAGTCGGCGCTGCGCTGCCCGAAAGCAAGCCATCGTCTGCAACGAACCTGCTACAGGGGACAGCGGCTATTGGCAACGGCATGAGCGTTCAGAGCAATAGCTGGTATTCGCTCATTACCCGCAACGAATGGTGGACGATGGATGTCATGTTCGGAGCACAGGTAATGGACAAGACCGCGGCCTCTCTGGTGATGAGTGCCTAACCGAACCGAAACCAAGACGAACCATATTTACACGAATATGAAGCATATCATTGCAATCATCGCGCTAGCCGCAATCGTCCTGCCCGCATCGGCGCAGGTTCCAACCTACGGATCACAATCCCTGTGGAGCACCAACGGCTCCACGGCGATTCCTTCAGCCGTCGCCAAGACGGTCGGTGCCGTTATCGACTGCCGCAAGCAAAACTCGGTCGCGCTGCAAATCTCGGCGCAGGGCGACACCAGCGTTGCTGCGGGCTTCCTGGCCTACAGCCGCAGCGTGGACGGATCGTCCTACTCTAGCGCCAAGGACTCGGTGTCGGTCACTCCAACTACTGCTGGCGTTGTGGTAATCACCAACATTCCCACTTACGGTGTTGGCTTTATCAAGGTAGACTACTACACCAACGCCACAGGGGCAGCGGTGACTAACCTCGTATTGAAATACGGGGTGAAGATCTCCGCACATTAACCTCCAGCAACCGCCACGGCGGGGGATGGTTGCTCGTGCCATCCCCCGCCTGTTTGCATGGAAAACATCGGCAACATCGCAAGGCTGGAAGGCGTGGTGGCGAACCTAGCCATCAACGGAAAGACCGTGGTCCTGGCTGGCGGTAAATCCTTCCAGTGCCTACTCGATGTTGCTCCGTCAATCGATCCCGGCATGTCGCTGGGGATGGACATCCGCGAGGGCGCAAAGGTTCACGCCATGCGTAGCGCACTCCCGACGGCAATACTTGCTGCAGCTACAGATGCCAACATCCGCGCCACGATTGAAGGCGTAACTGTAGACCTGACGAAGCGCGAGGACAACCTCGCCATGCCGATGGTGAGCTTTGAGGTTGTCAGGGTGCTGTGAAAGCGCGGCAGCAGAAGCGCCAGAAGCAGGACAGGCCGAAGCGGGCATACGAGCGGGCCCGGTTTGACTGGAAGCGGGTGCTAATAGATGAGCCGTTGCAGCAACTACGTAAAACACCGGAACACCTAAGAGACTAATGGTTGAGATAGACAAGGCAGCATTAGACGCGCAGATGGCTAAGTTCTCAGTAGCCGTTGCTGCTAAAACTGCCTATCTACAAGCGGGCTCGGCAGAGGTGATGCTGGTAGAGGCGAACAGGCTGACGCAGACGCTGATGCGGATTACGCCGCCGGCCGGCGAAGGTGCGCTGGCTAAGGCTCGCCAGAAGATTGACGCCGACGTTCACAAGAAGTTTGGGCTTCTGGAGAACGTTGACACTGCATTTCCGTATAAGTTCAACCCTCCTGTTGACAAGCAGGGCAATGGCGGAACGCTTTGGTTCCTGTGGAACTCTGGCGTTCTGATGGGTGTAGCGGATGACGCAGACAAACGTGGAGCTAGCGTTGACGAAATTTACAAGACCTATTGGAACGCGGTTGTATCCAAGAGCGGCAGGCTAAATGAGGGCAGCAGGGGAAAGCAAAAGATTCGCATTATCAAGCGCCATATCTTTGAGGCAAAGACAGTTCGCGCACTCATAAAGCGCCTGCAATTCCACCTGGGACGCATTAAGGCAGGATGGGCTGTTTCTTGGGTCGCTACGGGATCTCTGACGGGAATTTACAAGCCGCCGCAGTGGGTGACGAAGCACCTTGAGAAAGGGACGCCCAGGGGCCGCGCAGACGTTTCCAAGCTCAACGGACCAGTGCCCGAGGTTTCAATAGCCAACTTCGCCAAGGGTGCCGACTCACCGGGAATGCGGCAGATTGCATTTAACGCGCTACGCATCCGCATGGAAGCCATCCCGAGGCGGTTGGCGCAGATGGTCAGGCTATCCGAAAAGCACGGAACCAACTCGCCCGAGTTTCGCGCCATGCTAATGCAGGAGGGTGCGCTGTGAGCGTCAACGCCGTCTATGACTTTGAGGGGGCGATGGAGGGTGCATGCAAGCTCGTCTTCACTGACGAGTCAATGACCTGCTACACGCCGCAGGATTCCATAACGCAGCAGCGGTCATACCCAAGGATAGAAGCAACCTTCGCGCTTGGGGTTGGCGGGCAGCGGTTCGTGCTTATCGACCCAACCACAGGCGAAGCGCCCGCTGGAGTTGAAGGCAGAGACCTGTGGAAATACAGACGTGAGTCCGCGTGGGACGGAACGCTAACGCTCCAACTTATAACTGCCGCCGACATCGCAGCGCATACCGCCTACCGCTGCAAACTCCGCAACAAGATTGCCGCTCTTGAGGTGCTGATAAACGGCACGGCGCCGATGGACAACCATTACTTCAGCCTCACCCGCGACGGCGGAAGCACTGCGACGATGATGGCGCAGGACAAGTCATACATGCGTACGGACTTCACGTTTTACGGAAAGATTTCGGTCCAGGCAGACGCATGGGCCAAGCTAGCACAACCATAACCACAACCACAAAACGCCATGTCAGTAACCTACACAGATAATCAAGTCCCTATCGGGTCTATCGTAGCCACCATCACATCAGCGCCACCGTCCACCGCGGCCGTCATCACCAACGCTGTGTTTGACGATGTAACGCTCAACCTTCCCGGCAAGGTGGTAGAGCGCACAAACGAAATCGGCCAGGACAACGGCTGGGCGCTTATCGCCACAACGCTGGCTTCCGGACTGCCCGTGAATGGCACCGGCACCGTGCAAGTGCCGACTGCGGCAACGTCGAACCAGCTAGGCGGCAAAGCCTTCGCCTACGCATTTGACGGAAGCTCGACGGCAACCAGCAAATTCGTCATCACCGACACATCTATTCCGTATGCCAAGGACGGCTACTACAAGGTCAACGTCACTTTCCGCCTGAGCCGCACCCCAGCCACGGCGTAAGTGAACATCGGACTAATAGCGCCGAGGCCGGATGATGGGACAAGCCTTTATAGGGCTTTTGGTCCCTTTGGCTACATATCAAAAGACACCGGCTACAGACTAATCAGCTATGCTGAGTGGGACTGGACTAACATTACCATGCTCAATGTCATGGTGATGCAACGTCCATTTACACCAGAGCACGCGATGGTAGCTAGGACATGCAAGGCGCTAAAGGTTCCGCTGTGGGTGGATTACGACGACCTTTATTCCGGCTTCCCTGACTGGGTGCCAGGCTCCCAGCGCGTCTACGGAAGCCAGTCGATTCAGGAGTGCGTCAACAAGTGCGTAGAGCTGGCAGACGTGGTTACTGTCAGCACTGATGGGCTGCGGGTGATGTCTCCCAAAGCCCAAGTGGTTCCGAACGCACTGAATACGCACACATGGCCGCTTACTCGTGGCACACGCAATCCGATCGTGACGTGGCGAGGAAGCTCTGGGCATGACGGGGATATGTTTGAGTTTCTGCCTCAGATGTCGCGGCTTGCTACAGAGCGCCCCGAGTGGAAGTGGCACTACTTCGGCCGGCCGTTCTACAAGGTGGGAGAGCTTGGGGCCATTCACCCATACATGGACGTGTGGTCATACATGCAGGAGTTCTGCGCCATCGGTTCCTCTATCCATGTAGTGCCGCTGGTGGACATCCCGTTTAACCGATGCAAGAGCAACAACGCATGGCTTGAGGCTACAGCAGCCGGCGCGGTGGTGGTTGCTCCGAACTGGCATGAGTGGATCAAGCCTGGCATCATCAACTATTCAGACAAGGCAGGCTTTGAGTCTGCGGTGCGTCACGCTATGAGCCTTCCGGCTGATGAGCGTGAAGCCTTGGTTGAACTTAGCCGCAACTACATCACCCAACACCTGACGCTGCAGACAGTAAACAAGCAGCGTTTGGCAATTCTGGAGCGGTTCAAGTGAAGACGCTTCTGGACATCATCCCGAACTATGCCGAGGCCGTTGGCCGCGAGCGGTTCATTCGGGACGCTGCTTTCCTTGGCGTGACTGAGACCGTGGCGGGCTACGAGCTAAAGCCGTTCACGCTGCGGCACTACTTGGTTCTCCGAATCGCTAAGAACCCCGTCATCTATGGCGACATACCAGACCCGATAGAGCTGGCGCAGTTCCTTTGGATTTGCTCTGCAGACTACTGCCTATCAGACCGCAAGCGCAGAGCATTCTTGAAACGATGCAGGGCGTTTAACCCAACCCGCCCGCTACTGTTCAAGACTGCGCGCTGGCAGCGTGGATACGAGGCGACGGTGAAGCGGTTTGCAGACACGCTGACCGCCGCCCGCGAATACGTAGCAGAGGCATCGATGGACAAGCCTGCCTCGCGCAAGAATTCCGGCTGGCATCCAGACTACTACAGCGAGGCAGCGTTCTGGGTGAGCCTGTTTAAGTATCGCTACACTCCCGACGAGGTTCTGGATATGCCAATGAAGGTGCTTTTCCAGATGCTACAGGAAGCGCGGGAGAGAAACGAAAGCAAGCCCGTGATGTGCAATCCATCTGACCGCATTCGCCTGGAGTTCATGCGGCAGAGCAACCCGACCATCAATGACAACTGAAGAATTGATGATTAAGCTAAAGGCCGACACCTCACAGGTGGGGCCAGAGCTTGAGAGCCTGAAACAGAAGGTTGCGGGGGCCGCTGGTGAAAGCCAAAAGAGCTTTATCAGTGCTGGTAGCGCAACACGATCGTTCAAGAAGCTGCTTAGTGAGGTAACAGAGCAATCACCAATTCTTGGCGCTGCGCTCAAGTTGGCTCTGAATCCAATAGTTGGTGTTATAGGGCTTGGGGTGATGGCGCTGCATGAGTTCCGCAGGAACCAAGAGAAGACAGCGGAGGAAGCAAAGAAGCACGCGCAGGATGTGCGCGAGGCGTGGACAAGCGCGCAGGAGGCTATTTACAGCAAAGACCCATCAAAGGCTTTTGGTGAGCGTTCAAAGGGTGCTGCTGGGGCGGCTGCAAGGTCCGGCCAAAGCCCGATGGATGAGACCGTGTATGGTCAGGCAAAAGATACGCCATTCTGGGGACATGTTTTCGATGCGGCTAGGGGCATCATGGAGTTATTTGGGGATGACCGCCAGAAAAACAAAGAAGACGAGATAGCACAGACCCGAGACCAAGTAGCGCGTGCAACATACCAGAGCGCATTAAAGCGCACTAAGGCAGAGGCAGATAAAGATGCAAAAGACAAGCAGGACAGGGCAGACATAGTCAAGAGCGAGGACGCACAAAAGGCGCTTCTGGAATACGGATTCAAGGTCAAGGCAGACCATTATAAAGCGGAAGAGGAGTTCTACGACGAGGTGGAGTCAATATGGCGGGAAGTCGTGGACGCAGAAAAAAAGCGTCGGGACAAGGCAGAGAAGGCAGCACAAGACTATATGGGCAGTTACATGCCTACCGTAGACGAGCTTGCAAAGCAAGGTTCATGGAGCTTCAGCCACAAGTATCATCGCTGGTCGTGGAACCCGACAGGGCTGGCGCAGCAGGCGCAGTATATCCAGTGGTTAGAGAACGGGGCGAAACAGCAGTTCATGTCAGGCGATGC